AGAGAACAGCAGCAGCAATAGGTTGTTGAGGCTGGCTGCTGTACCGTCGGAGATGTTCGATGCCGCCTTGGCGAGGATCAATGTCCTGAAGGCATCATCGGTCAGCGCATAAGTCTGAGTTGCCGTGGCCTGGCCGTTGTAGAACGGCGCTTGACCCAATGGCTGTGCCCCGGTGCTTGCCGTCGGTGCAGTGTAAGCTTCGCCGAAGCCCATATAGGTTTCGACATTGGGAATGTTCAGATAGCGCGTGACGCCGACAATTCGCCCCCAGATGTCCAGGCCGAATCCCTGGGCCGTGGGCAAGTTCCACACCACGCTGTAGAACCGATCGAGATCGGCGGACGGATTGATCCAATCGTCCATACTGTTGAGCAGCGAGACGATGGTGGGGCTGTTGGCGTACTGACTGATGAGCGTCTTGGCCACCATGCCAGGATTGGGCGTTACAGCAGTCATGGTGTTACACCAGGGTCACGGTGATGTTGCTGGCATCGACCGTAGGCGTGTTGTTGATTGGGACGGCCACGCTCGATGCATTCGCGGTCACGGTGCCGATCTGCAGCGAGAGAATGGACAACGCGGCCGGCATGATGGCGATGACAGGGCTGTAGAAACGGCTGGCGTAAATCGTGGAACCGATGCGGGCCCGGATGCCGCCGTCACCACCACTAAAGGCCGAGATGATGGCTGCCTGAACCTGGGCGACGATGTCGGAGGGCAACAGGGGGTTGTTGGCGATCTGGATATTGAAGAGGATCGGTAACGCGGCGGGGGTCTCCCACTTCACCGTATATTGCGGGTAGGGGTAGTCGTAGTTGGCCTGGTCCTGAACCACATACGACGTATTGCCGTTGTAGTCACAGCCTAGCGATTTCTTTGTCCAGATGGCGCCAGCGATACCAGAGGCCTCACCGCCCACCACGGCGACGTACAGGGAATGCGGTGCCAGGGTGAATCCGCCAACGGTGACGGCGCTGGAGGACGTGTTCTCGGTGACATAGGCATCCACCACGCCGGAAAGACCGATCAGATTCCCGTAGATCGAGGACACCAAGCTTTGACCGTTCTTTGCTACAGACGCTTGGCGCCGCGTCTCGAAAGCTGCCCGAGTTTCGACATTGCTGCCGGGCGTGCCGTCTGCGGCGTTAAGGATCGAATCCCACCCAGGGATTGCCTGGTAGATCTGATTCAGGGCGCCGGCCAGACATGCGGTCGGCCCGTTCACCGAGCAGGAGAACGGCAAGTCGATGGAGCCGCCAGCGGGGATCGTGCCGGCCTCGGTACAGAGATACAAGTTGCCATTGCCGTCCTGCGCACGTGCACCAACGGGAATCACAGTTCCAGTCAGACCCGAGCAGGTGGCGATAACAACGGTCGGTGTGCCGGGTAGCCGCTCGATAAAGTAAATGCGGCCTATGGCGTCCTGCATCCGGCCTTCAGCGAAAGACGGATCCACTTGGTTGACCAGGGTAGCGATGTCGCTGTTCTTCTGGCCGATGATCGCTGTTTCCGTCGACGCGAGCTGGCCCTGCGGTGTTTCCAGGGCCGGATTAAGGCCGCCGCCGAAAGCAGTGTCCACATCGGCCTGCACTCCCGCCAGGATGGCCGATTCGGCGGGCAGCACAATGCCCGTCGGCGTCCATTGGATCGCCGGTACGTTTGTCGTCATGGTGTGAGGCCAGAAATGCAAAAGGCCCACCGGAGTGGGCCTTGGGACTTGGAGGAATGCCTAGAAAGAGACGGTCTGTGTCATGCCGTCTTCTAGCGTGACGGCAACTTGACCGCTCAACATTCGATCGGTAAACGATGTCAGCGTGACGGTGGCGGATACCACCCCGGGAACGGTGAGCGCAGCCGCCTCAAGATTGGCCTGTACCAATCCGGTCGGCGGAAGCTGCCCAAGAATCTGCTGCCAATATGGGACACCCTTGGTGGTGTCGTAGTACAGCTCGCCCAAAAAGAGCCTGACTGCGCTGGCCACATCCTGGGCGATCGCATAGGGATTGCTCGCCATGGCAATGTTTCCGGATGCATCCAGAACCAAGTCCCAGGCAGTTCGATCAAGAAGCAGGGTGTTCATCAGTTCACGGAACCAGAATTGCCTGTGCCAGGCTGAACGTTCTTGTGCGTGTGCGTATCGTCGATCTCTTTGCCATTGGCAAATACCTGGCCGACGAATCGGACGATTCCATTGATGGTCGCCGCGGCCGCGCCGACCACGTTGGTGCTGCCTGCCATGCCAGCCAACCAGGTCAGCAGTCCATTGATCGTCACCGCTGCGGAGAATGTCGATTGCGGCGAATTGACAGAAAACAATGTGGATGCATCGACTTCAACTTCGGGAGCCCGGAGCGTTACCTTGGTCGGCGACACAACCGAGATTCCTGCCACCGAAAACTGCACGTATTGATTCGGCACGCCGTTCAGGAACCCACCGAAATACATCCCATCGGCCATGTCGTACATACGACCCGAGCCGGGCAGCGAAACGGTCCTAGTCGCCTTGACCGAGGAAATATCCCGATCCGCGAACGCGGCCATGCCGATGTCACCATCCTGCGGGTCGAGGATGACAGCATTGGCGCCACCCTGGAGGCGGAAATACGGCACGTTGAAGATTGTGCCGTGCAGCGTGGCATTCCCGGCGCCATCAACCTGCGACACCAGCGGCAATACGTCGACGAAGCCAACCGGAGAGTCTTCTCCGGCATTTGTCACACCAACGACCTTTACCAGCTGCGCGGTATGCAGGCGCGCAAGCTGTTGCTGGATGATGAAGACCAGGCCCGCATAGTCGCCGAACATCTGAACGGGCGTCTGCTGCCCGGTATATCCATATTCGGTCGTCATTGGGGAGGCCTGATGCAAGTAAGCTGCGTGAACCACGATCCGCCCGGCGTCTTCGCGTGCAACTCGTGCACGACGCGCATGGTGTTCCAGGATCCGCTGGCAACTTGCAGCGTCGAGTCAATGTCGATCTGGTTTCCCAAATCGACATTGGGTAGGTATTCGTGAGTGACAAGTACTCCGTCACCGGAGAAAGACGGGTAACCCACCATGCCGGTGGCGGAGCTGAGCTTTACCGGAGTCGATCCGCGAACGCCATTGCTGGGCCAGATCGCCAAAACTCCGCGGTCAATGGTGAAGTTGATCCCAGCCTGTCGGGCGCATGCGCAGACCTGGTCGTATGCGGTTCCAGGGAAGTACGGGCTGTTCAGCTTGATCTGAACGCCATGGTTTTCAAAGCTGATGCCCATGGTCTGGGCGAGCCCGGCCATAATTTGCGCGACATCCACGGCTCCCCGAAAGCTGAGCGCGTTTACAGGCCGTACTGCATGGATGGCCGCGCCAAGAGCCACGATGTTCAGCGGCACCTCCGGCATGCCGTTGAAATCCGCCCATGCAGCGGAAATCTGCCCCTGGTAGGCGACGCTCATTGCGCCGCCCAAATCGCCAGCGGTCACCAGGATGCTGTTATTGCGTCGCTCCGTCATGATCGGGCCGATGGTTGTCAGCTGGTTGATCATGTCCAGGGTCAGACCAAAGATTCGCAGTTGCAGCTGGCCCTGCGTTTCGCCGACAAACTGCTGGATAGCAGCTTGCACCCGGTACCCCGAGAGCGTGACATCCGCCCCCTTCTGGTCGCCGAATTGCCCTATTCCCAGGTTGATGGTCACGTCGATCGCACGTTGGACGAAGATTCCCATTTATTTACAATTGGAAAAAAGGAGGAGTCGATGAGATTCTTGATTACCGCTGTTCTGATGCTGTTCTTTGTCAGTACGCAGGCTCAATCGCAGCAACCACCCGAAACGGTGCGGGCCCTAATCGATAAGTACGAGGTTCAGAACGAACTCTGTAGGGATGGCTATACCGATACCCCTGCGCATGAGAAAAAAATGCAAGCAGGTTGCACCTCAAGAGAAGTGATAGGCCGTGAGCTGGAAAAGCAAGGGTGGTGCTGGGGCAACAACGACCCCATGGCTCCGGAGGCTGATTATCGTTGGGGCCGCTGCGACGACTTTCCAAGCAAAGAGGACATGGAGGCCGCGGCAACGACCATTGGAGATCCACCTCATGTGACGACCGGAAATATGTATACAAACAAGCCACGCAACCGATATTGTGGGCAGGTCGTGAGCCTACTTGGATATGCAATAAGATCGCGCGAGGCGGGCGACACGCCACAAATAGTTCTTAATAGCGAATATGTGCAGGCTATGAAGAGCCTGCCACTGCATGACAGAAAGGTGTTCATTAACACCGCTTACTTTCGTTCCCCATTTTCTGGCATGAGTTCTATGGCTTTTGTTGCATCGGGAGCAGCAAGACCCGTCGCGGATGAATGCCTGCGCTATTGGCAACCTCAATATCAGCCATTGAAGTAGGTCATCACATGGATGTCAGATCTGCCGTATCCAGGTAGACAAGCTGATACCGAGTACCCAGTCCGGTGTAGTACGGGTCATTTGTTCCCATCGTGTCAACAAAGGACAGATCGCCAACAAAGCCCTGGTAGGTGCCGCGTACAAGCTTCACGCGGTCATGGCACAGCACGGTGGTGCAGATCGCTACGCCGGCGAGCAATAGATCGAGGTACAGACCATGTGTCTTCTGATAAACGTTGATCGTGCATGACTGGCCGCCGAGCAGGATATTCAGCGTCTGGCTCGGAACGGCTCGAAGCGGAATTTGCATCATTGGAAGCTTCCCGCGTTGATTGATTCTTGCACCTGAGGATTGGTCGCCGATGACGGCTGTACTTGGCCATTGCTCACTTGGCCGGCACCATCCGGCGCCTGAGTGCTTGAGAACTGCGCCGAGGCGGTCTGCATGATCTCTTCGAAATCCAACTCAACGACGATCAGAGAAGACGCATTGCCTTCGCTGCGTTCATAGCTGTAGTTGGTCAGGTTCACCGACGGGTAGATTGCCTCGGGCGTGACAATTGCGTATAGGGTGGTGGTTTTGACCATCGCATCGACGACAGACAGAACTGCCGACCGACCAGCAGGGCTACCCACAACATCGATCTCGAACGCCGATCCCGGGAGCAATGCAATCTTCCCTGAACATGCAAATCTGACCGAGGCTTCAGCCGGAGTCATGACCTTGTTGAAGCTCTGAAATCCGCCTTGTTCGACAGGGTATTTGGAGATGCGCGAACCATTGCGGTAGCGAATGCCCAGGAAGCTGTCGAACTGCACGGCAATACTTCCGTCTTGCGTGAAGATGCCCCACGTCGGGATGCCAAGGATTTTGGAAACGACTCCGCTTGCGATGGAGCCCACCGCATCGCCAACAGTAGATGCCGCGCTGCGGGCAAGCGCCGGCACCCCCGCGGCGCTCGGAACGTCGGGGAAAGGAATGAGCGGCATGGGCTATCGAAGACCGGAGTTTGCTTGCGCGGCGCCGAGATTGCGGCTCGTCTGTGACTTCAAGTCGCGCATGATGCCCTGGGCGTCCGTGGCTTGCGTGTGAATATTGATCGGGCCGTTGATGTTGGTTTCGGTGTTGGTGGTGGTCGTGTTGCTGGTGTTCGAGGTGGAGGACGGCGACGCTAGTTGCTGCGCAGGGGCTCCTTTCTGGAGGAGATCAGCCTTGAATGCTTCAGCAAAGAAGGCTCCGGCATAGCCTTGACGCTTTGGGCCA